CCGTATTATGAACTATCATATTTCCGACTCCAGCAGCAAAATGATGATTGTCTGTTGTTAAATCATATACATACCCGGTATATTGCGGCAGTTCCATAAGTTTTTTAATGGCATTCGGATTTTTTCTATCATTAATGTCAACGTCAGTATAAATAATTATTTCATTTGATAACTCATAATTGTAATCTATATAATAATCAATATTTTCACTATTTAAATAATTTGTATATAAAGATGCTTCTATCATATTAGAATATTTTTTACATTTATTAATATTTTGCTCTTTGTTTTGCTGCACTTTTTCTAAAAGTGCATTATGTAATAATTCTGTTCCGATTTGAATATCTTTGGGAGATATTTCTTCACCAGATTTAAGTATTAGCGAATGATCGTCGGTTACATCAACACAACCAGTATGGGTTAAAATGCGCATCATTTTTTTATGAGGTGCTAAAGCGTGTCTTATAACTCTATACAATTTTGTCCAACCCTTTTCTGTCCAGGTTTCAACATTTTCTAATTCACAAAACTCTTTGTCTTGCTTTCCTTCTTCTTTACATGTGACCCAATTATTGCATCCATATTTAACTGCTAAATCTTCAATCGTTAAAATATCAAGTTTTCTATTTATTTCTCCTTTGGTTTCACCTTTTTCAAATGTGGATACGTAGATAGGTGTATAATTCGCGACGCTATCGCCATAAATATATTCTGCTTTTGTTAAAACAGGACCATGTTCTTTTGTATTACAAATATTATCGCCATAACACTCTTCAATGATTTTTTTCGCATAAGTCAAAAGCAGGCGACCCGTTGCCGTCGTGCACGCAGCAATGTCTTTTTCGTAAAATGTGCTCGTTTTGGCACCACATTGACCATAAAGAGAATTTGCAGTCACTTTATAACCCAATTGACGCTGATCGAGCACATTTTTCATAAATTCATCTTTTTCATCAGGAATCATTTTTCTGGTGTCTTTTCGCGCTTTCAACAATTCCTTCAAAATAGACGGCATAATTGCTTCGCCTTCTTCAGGTTGCGCAAATCTGCAAATCTTATGACCTGCTTTTACTTTTTCTGCTGCCGAGGTTGGCGTTTTTCTTACATACCTGTATGTATCATAAGTACAACTCACATATTCGTATCCGGGCAAGTTATCATATGTATAATTGCCGCTTTCAGGGTCTTTTTCGCCCCATTCTTCGATTAAAACGCCATCTAAATCATATTCTTTGGTCCACACCTTACTATCGTGCGACAAATTTTCGCTGATCATTGAACTCGGATATAGCGATGCATAATCAACACACGCCACCGGGTTGTCCAGATATAAATCGCACTTGGGTTCTAAAACAATCGCACCTTCGTAACCTTCATCGAGACCGCCTTTTTCTATTACCGGCATCAATGTGCGTTTTTCTCGGCATTTCTTCGATACAAAACTGGTTAACTTGATGCCTTGACCTCGCATTACCAAGAAATTAATCGGCACACTGCAAATTTTCGCCATCTCAATAAAACCCGTTAAAATATCCGATTTATTGAATAAATAATGAACTAGGTTACAATCCTGAATACAGTATTTTGCGATTACTGCTCGGTCGTCTGCCGTGCCATTTGTCATTCTGAAAATATCCTTGGGTGTTACATCGTCTTTTGCCAAACACCATCGCACTTTTTTACTAGTGTCCGGATTTATAAGACCTTCAACGCGGAATATGCCGTTTGGTTTATCGACATAGGTTACAATAAATTTCGCACCATCATCGTAATAATCAACTGAATGACCAATTTCTTCAAAATGAACGAAACTTCCTACTAGCAATCCAATCATATTTCCCGTTTTAATCTCGGTTTTTCCTGACTCTGCAGTGCGGTCAAAACTTTTGACAAAATCGCCAATAAAGTTGCCCGCCACATAATCCAATTTATAACTAGTGAGATTTGCTTCACGTCTATAGAAATTGTATAAATCAACTTGAAGTCTTCCGTTCATTTTAATAAATCTTAAATCATGTTGTCCACTTGCGATTTGGATACTACTTTCTTCTATTTTATATTTGCCGGTTTCGTTGTCTAAACTGCCACAAATCTCATCTTTAACACGCGACAATTTTAAAAACTCATCAACACAATCTGTTTCTTCGGCACGGTGAAACATAAACTGATAATCAAAACCAAATATATTGTAACCAATAATGATATCCGGATTTTCGCGCTGGACTAATTTTTGCCATGCCATTAATACTTCTTTTTCCGTATTATACGATTCGACAATACTATTATCCATAGGTAACTCGCCACACGTATTCAAAACAATACAATGATTTTTAAACGGTTCTTGTTCTCCATAATTCATAAAAGTAGAACCAATAAAAGTACATTTATCACCTTCAAGTTTTGGGAAATTAGCATTTAGTGAAATATTCAGTTCATTTAACTTACCTTCGCGTTCAAACTTTTTATCACATAAAATATTGACAATTGTTGCTTTTTTATCTGTATATGACTTTACAAATTTACCGTTATCAAATTCGTCTTCATCTTCGCCCGCTGCCATTTTCTCAAACAAACTTTCTAAAGTGTTAGCATCGTTGTATTCATTAGATTTTGATAAATTGCGGACTTGAGATGACAACCATTTTTCGCACATTTGTTCCAATTTTTCTCTTGACTCAGGCGCTTTCTTTGGATAAACCAAGTCAATGTTGCTCATTTTATCATAACCAAATGCTGTCATTATAATTTTGCGCAAAAGTGTTTTGTAACCTTCGGCATTTAATTCGGTTTTTAAATTTTCAAAATATTCTATAATGTTTGTTGCTAACTTCTTGTAGGTCTTGATTGGAACTGGGAAATCGCCGTGACTGCTGCTCGCTTCAATATCAAAACTCATTATTTTATATGGAACACGTGTTTCCTTATCATTTAAGGACACAATATTTTTATAATTTATCACATATTCATAATTACACGTGGATTTTTTGGATTCTCCTGTGAGACAAATGGTTTTTTTTTTAGGCAAAGCAACCCAACCGGAAGGACTTATATCTCTAATATGAAAGAAACGCAATAATGGTGGGATATTTGCTTCATATAATTTTATATTTGTGTTATTAAACTGGTAACCATTTTCTAATAAAGTGTGACCTTTATTGTAATCAGTGTACCATAAATTTTTGACTTTGTTGAATCCGCTCATACTGGCAAATTCGAATTTTATGAATTTATGCTCCTTGCCGCCGTCAAAACCGTATAGTTTTTTCCGCTTGATTATAATACATTCGGTAATTGATTTTTCATAATATTTGCCAATTTTGCTTTTAATGTGTGTTAGGAAAGCGTCCTTCATTTGGATCGTCCAATTGTCATTTACTAGGACGTAGAAGAATGGGCGATAATCTTCGGCAATAATAGAGCAAGTTTCGCCTTTTTCATTGACACCAAACATTTGGATTACAAAATTAGTTGAGTCTCTATATATATTGGTCTCATCATCGCTATTATTCGAATCGTCGGATGAAACCTTTTCATTATAAACATTAAAATCGAAAATTCGGAATATGTGTTCCATTGTTTAATTGAATATAGTAATTTATGTTTATTTTGTTTATTTTAATCAATTTTATTATTTTATTATTTTATTTATTTTATTTATTTTATTTATTTTATTTAATTTTATAATTATTTTTTTGTTAGAAAAAATAATATTTAGTATTCTTATAAATGCCGACATACACAAATTCTGGTGTAAACTACTCCTATGTAGTAGGTTCTGGTGTTGCTTCCGTTGCTTCTTCTCCTTCCGCTACTGGCGATGTAACAATTTTATCCAGTTTCGTTGTTAATTTCGTTACATATAATGTGACAAGTATTGTTTCAAATGCTTTCGCTAATTGCACTGGTTTAACACGTGTTACTATTCCAAGTTCAGTGTCAAGTATTGGTTCAAGTGCGTTTGGTTATTGTTCTGGATTAACAAGTATTACTATTCCAAGTTCAGTGTCAAGTATTGGCGAAAGTGCTTTCATTAATTGTTCTGGATTAACACGTATTACTATTCCTGCGGCAGTTACAAGTATTGGCGAAAGTGCTTTCATTAATTGTTCTGCTTTAACAAGTGTTACTATTTATGCGACGATGACGAGTGTTGGTAATGATGCGTTCCGAGGTTGTTCTGCTTTGTCGAGTATTTCGATTCCAAATAGTGTTACAAGCATTGGTTCAAGTGCGTTCCAAAGCACCGCTTTAACAAGTGTTACTATTCCAGATCGTGTTGCAAGCATTGGCGCAAGTGCGTTTGGTTATTGTTCTGGTTTAACGAGCATTACTACGGACGCTTATATAGATAATTTTTATTCAATATTTGTGTATTCAAACAATGTGAAACTAGTTACATTTAATTATGTAGGAAAAATTCCTGTTAATGCGTGTAGTGATAAGACTTCAATTACCAGTGTTACAATTGGTTCTGGTGTTACAAGTATTGGCGTTTCTGCGTTCCAGAGTTGTACTGCTTTAACAAGTATTTCAATTCCTAGTTCAGTGACAAGCATTGATTCTTCGACGTTTGCTTATTGTTCTGCTTTGTCAAGTATTATTATTCCTACTTCAGTGACAAGCATTGGTGCTTCTGCGTTCCAAAGTTGTTCTGGTTTAACAAGCATTACTATTCCTGCGTCAGTGACAAGCATTGGTAATAATGCGTTCGCAATTTGCTCTGGTTTAACAAGTATTATTGCGAATACTTATATAAGTAATTTTAGTTCAGTATTTGCTGGTCCAAACAATGTTAAACTAGTTACATTTAGTTATGTTGGGTCAATTCCTGTTAATGCGTGTAGTGATAAGACTTCAATTACCAGTGTTACAATTGGTTCTGGTGTTACAAGTATTGGCGAAAGTGCGTTCCAGAATTGTACTGCTTTAACAAGTGTTACTATTTCTAGTTCAGTGACAAGCATTGATTCTTCGACGTTTGCTTATTGTTCTGCTTTGTCAAGTATTATTATTCCTACTTCAGTGACAAGCATTGGTGCTTCTGCGTTCGCAAGTTGTTCTGGTTTAACAAGTATTATTGCGAATACTTATATAAGTAATTTTAGTTCAGTATTTGCTGGTCCAAACAATGTTAAACTAGTTACATTTAGTTATGTTGGGTCAATTCCTGTTAATGCGTGTAGTGATAAGACTTCAATTACCAGTGTTACAATTGGTTCTGGTGTTACAAGTATTGGCGAAAGTGCGTTCCAGAATTGTACTGCTTTAACAAGTATTTCAATTCCAAATAGTGTTACAAGCATTGATTCTTCGACGTTTGCTTATTGTTCTGCTTTGTCAAGTATTATTATTCCTACTTCAGTGACAAGCATTGATTCTGCGACGTTTGCTTATTGTTCTGCTTTGTCAAGTATTTCGATTCCAAATAGTGTTACAAGCATTGGTTCAAGTGCGTTCCAAAGCACCGCTTTAACAAGTATTACTATTCCTGCGGCAGTGACAAGCATTGGTGAAAGTGCGTTTGGTTATTGTTCTGGTTTAACAAGCATTACTACGGACGCTTATATAAGTAATTTTAGTTCAGTATTTACTGATTCAAACAATGTTAAACTAGTTACATTTAGTTATGTTGGGTCAATTCCTGATGGAGCGTGTAATGGTAGAACTTCAATTACCAGTTTTACTATTCCTGCGACAGTGACAAGTATTGGTGTTTCTGCGTTCCAAAGCACTGGTTTAACAAGTATTTCAATTCCTGATTCAGTGACAAGCATTGGTGCTTCTGCGTTCGCAAGTTGTTCTGGTTTAACAAGTATTATTGCGAATACTTATATAAGTAATTTTAGTTCAGTATTTGCTGGTCCAAACAATGTGAACCATGTTACATTTGATTATGTTGGAACAATTCCTGATGGAGCGTGTAGTGATAAGACTTCAATTACTAGTGTTACAATTGGTTCTGGTGTTACAAGTATTGGCGTTTCTGCGTTCCAAAGCACTGGTTTAACAAGTATTTCAATTCCAAATAGTGTTACAAGCATTGGTTCAAGTGCGTTCCAAAGCACTGGTTTAACAAGTATTTCAATTCCAAGTTCAGTGACAAGTATTGGCGTTTCTGCGTTCCAAAGCACTGGTTTAACAAGTATTTCAATTCATGCGGCAGTGACAAGTATTGGTGATAGTGCGTTTGGTTTAATCGAAAATTTGACAATGATTACTATGAACGCTTATATAAATAATTTTAGTTCAGTATTTATCGAAACTTCCAATGTGAACCATGTTACATTTGATTATGTTGGGTCAATTCCTGATGGAGCGTGTAGTGATAAGACTTCAATTACTAGTGTTACAATTGGTTCTGGTGTTACAAGTATTGGCGTTTCTGCGTTCCAAAGCACTGGTTTAACAAGTATTTCAATTCCAAATAGTGTTACAAGCATTGGTTCAAGTGCGTTCCAAAGCACTGGTTTAACAAGTATTTCAATTCCAAGTTCAGTGACAAGTATTGGTGCTTCTGCGTTCCAAAGCACTGGTTTAACAAGTATTTCAATTCCTGCGGCAGTGACAAGCATTGATTCTGCGACGTTTGCTTATTGTTCTGCTTTGTCAAGTGTTACTATTCCTAGTTCAGTGACAAGCATTGGTGATAGTGCGTTCCAAAGCACTGGTTTAACAAGTGTTACTATTCCTAGTTCAGTGACAAGCATTAGCGATTATGCGTTCCGAAACACTGGTTTAACAAGTATTTCAATTCCTGCGACAGTGACAAGTATTGGTGATAGTGCGTTTGGTTTAATCGAAAATTTGACAATGATTACTATGAACGCTTATATAAATAATTTTAGTTCAGTATTTACTGGTTCAAACAATGTGAATCAAGTTATATTTGATTATGTTGGGTCAATTCCTGGTAATGCGTGTATTAATAGAACTTCAATTACCAGTGTTACAATTGGTTCTGGTGTTACAAGTATTGGTAATAATGCGTTTAAAAATTGTTCTGGTTTAACAAGTGTTACTCTCTCTAACGGATTGTTAAGTATTGGAGAAGAAGTTTTTGATTTTTGTGCTTTTACATCTATTACCATTCCTGCGTCAGTAACAAGCATTGGAAAATGGGCATTTTGGATGTGTCAGAATCTAGTAACCGTTAATGTTGATTTAGCAAATGCGAATTATTCATCTGTAAGCGGTGTTTTATTTAACAAAGACAAAACATCATTGCTTTATTTCCCAAATGGTGTTGGTGGTTCATATACTATTCCAAATACTGTAACAACAATTCGAGAAGATGCTTTTAATGAAACGCGTAATTTAACAGAACTTACCATTCCTGCGTCAGTAACAAATATTGAAGCATATGCTTTTGGAAACTATGAATCTATTGTATGTTCAATTACAAGTGTTACATTTTTGGGCGCTATACCAACAACAATCGGATCCAATAATTTCACAAACGCAAATGATACTGCTTATGTACTTGCTGGAACTGATACTACAAGTTTAACAATGTTTACAAACTTTGGTACTTATACTCCTTCTACTCCTCCTTCTACTCCTCCTTCTACTCCTCCTTCTACTCCCACAATAACTAGCGTAACTGGAAACAATGTTATTGTGAACGTGTATTTTACTGGAACTGGAGGAAACTCAATTTCTTACAAAATAGGTAATGGAAACTATGTAGACACAACACAAACAACGAGTCCTTTGGAAATTGCTGTATCAAATTTTACAAATGGTCAAACATATGATCTTACCATAAAAGCGCGTGACGCACCTGATAATTATTCTGACACTTCAAATACACAATCGTTTACATACAATAATATTGTGAACTACACATATACAGTAGGTACAGGCGTTGCTTCCGTAGGTGTATCATCTTCTGCTTCTGGCGTGGTAACATTGTTGTCCAGTTTCGTAGTAAATGGCGTTACATATAATGTGACAAGCATTGTTTCAAATGCTTTCGCTAATCGCTCTAGTTTAACAAGTGTTACTATTCCAGATAGTGTTACAAGCATTGGTTCAAGTGCGTTTCAAAGTTGTTCTGGTTTAACAAGTATTACTATTCCTGCGGCAGTGACAAGCATTGGTGATAATGCGTTCCAAAATTGTTCTGGTTTGTCAAGTATTTCAATTCCTGCGGCAGTGACAAGCATTGGATTGTCGGTATTTAGGATGTGTCAGAATCTAGTAGCAGTTAATGTTGATTCGGCAAATGCGAATTATTCATCTGTAAGCGGTGTTTTATTTAACAAAGACAAAACAACATTAATTTATTTCCCAAATGGTCTTGGTGTTTCATATACTATTCCAAATACTGTAACAACAATTCGAGGAGATGCTTTTACTGACACGCGTAATTTAACAGAACTTACTATTCCAAGTTCAGTAACAAATATTGAAGCATATGCTTTTGGAAACTATGAATCTATTGTATGTTCAATTACAAAAGTGCGATTTTTCGGTACCATACCAACCATTGGAACCAATAATTTCACAAACACCAGTGACACGGTGTTTTACGATGCCGTTGCTGGCGGTGTTAACAATGCTTACACAAGTTTACATCCAGATGATTTAACTAGTAGGTTTACAACTATTTATCGTAACACTTACATTGAAAACAATGTGAAATATACATATACAGTAGGTACAGGCGTTGCTTCCGTAGGTGTATCATCTTCTGTTTCTGGTGCTATAACAATTTTATCCAGTTTCGTAGTAAATGGCGTTACATATAATGTGACAAGCATTGCTAATAGTGCGTTTTCAAGTCGAACTGCTTTAAATAGTGTTACTATTCCAGATAGTGTTACAACCATTGGAAACAGTGCGTTTTCGCAATGCAACGGTTTAACAAGCGTCGTTCTTAGTTCTACACTCAAAACAATTGGTTCAAGCACATTTAGTGAGTGCAGCACCTTATCAAGCATTATAATCCCTAATACAGTGACCAGCATTGGTGAGTATGCTTTCAAGAGTACAGGTTTAACAAGTGTTACTATTCCTAGTTTATTGAAATCCCTTGGTGGAAGTATATTTACATACAGCATAGGATTAAAAAATATTACAATTCCTACCTCAGTCACTAGTATTGGTTCAAATGTATTCCAAGGTTGCGCTGGTTTAACAAGTGCTACAATCGGTTCTGGTGTTGCAAGCATTGGTTATGCTGCGTTTGACTGTGCGAATTTAACAACTGTAAGATTTTTCGGTACCATACCAACCATTGGAACCAATAATTTCACAAACACCAGTGACACGGTGTTTTACGATGCGGTTGTTGGTGGTGTCAACTCCGCAAATACAACTTCAAATCCAAGTGCTTTAACTAATAATTTTACAAATGTTTATCGTAATACTTATTTTGATGAAAACAATGTGAAATATACATATACACCTGTAACCTCTGGAACCGGTACTGCGTCAGTTTATACAACAACACTTGGATCAAATGCTATACCAAGTTCTTTCGTATTAAATGGTAAAACGTATAATGTAAACGGATTAATAGGTCTTTCAAATCAATCAAGTAATATAAGCATAACATCATTTACAATACCATCTTTTATAACAAAACTAAATGATTACGCTTTCTACAATTTTTCTAATTTGACATCTGTTGTGATTCCGAATACAGTGACAAGCATTGGTAATAATGCTTTCGCTAGTTGCTCTAAATTAATAAGTGTCAATATCGGTTCTGGTGTTACAAGCATTGGTGAAAGTGCGTTTTATTTGTGTATTAAATTATCAGATATTAACATTCCAAATTCAGTAACAAGCATTGGTAATAGTACGTTCCAAAATTGCACAGGTTTAACAAGTGTCACTATCGGTTCTGGTTTAACAACTATTAATCAAGGTCTGTTTTATCAGTGTTCTAAATTGTCAAGTATTATAATTCCCAATACAGTTACAAGGATTGGTGTACAGGCATTCTTATCAACTGGTTTAACAAGTATAACACTTGGAACTGGAGTAACAACAATTGACAACCAAGCTTTTTACAATTGTACGACTTTAACAAGCATCTCAATTCCAAGTTCTACAACAAATATCGGTGCGAATGCGTTTCAAAACAATACAAGTTTACAAAGCATAACTGTTGACGGTGGTAATAATGTTTATTCTTCTATTGACGGTATAATGTTTAACAAGGTTGTAACATCATTAATTATATATCCAGTTGCTAAGACTGGATCAACATACACTGTTCCAAATACTGTAAATACTATTTTTGCGTTTGCTTTCTCTGGTTGCGCTGGTTTAACTAATGTTACTATTCCTGCGTCGGTGACAAGCATTGGAGAAAATGCGTTTGACTGTGCGAATTTAACAACTGTAAGATTTTTCGGCACTATACCAACCATTGGATCAAGTAATTTCACAAGGAGTAGCGACTCCGTCTTTTACGATGCGGTTGTTGGTGGTGTCAACTCCACAAATACAACTTCACATCCAACTGCTTTAACTAGTAGGTTTAGCACCATTTATCGTAATATTTACTTTGACGAAAATAATATACAATATAATTATACCCCAGTTATATCTGGAACCGGTACTGCGTCAGTTTATACAACAACACTTGGATCAAATGCTATACCAAGTTCTTTCGTATTCAATGGGAAAACATATAATGTAAACGGATTAATAGGTCTTTCAACTCAATCAAGTAATACAAGCATAACATCATTTACAATACCATCTTTTATAACAAAACTAGATGATTACGCTTTCAACAATTTTTCTAGTTTGACATCTATTGAGATTCCGAATACAGTAACAAGTATTGGTCACAATGTTTTCGGTAGTTGCATTAATTTGTCAAATGTAATATTTACACCAACAAGCACGTTAACTACTATAGGCGATAATATGTTTATGAATTGTAAAAGTTTGACAAGCATTGTTATTCCGGATTCAGTTACAAATTTTGGTGGTGGCGCATTTTCTAATCCAAATAGTGAAGTTTATAGTTTAACAAGTGTTACAATTGGTTCTGGAGTTACAGTTTTAAATAGCAATTTATTCTTACAAGTGAACAGTTTAAGAAATTTTACTATCAGTAACAATATAAGAGAAATTAGAAGTAATGTCTTTCAAAGTTGTATTGATTTAACAAGCATTAATATACCAAATTCTGTAACAAATATTGATAATAACGCATTCCTTAATTGCTCTGGTTTAACAAGTGTTAGTATTGGTTCTGGACTTTATTTATTTATTCCTTCTAATATTACTTCTGTTTTTGTTAATTGTCTAAATTTACAAAATATAATTGTTGACCCTAATAATGCCATGTATTCATCTGTTGATGGTGTGTTATTTAATAAAACACAAACCGAATTGTATTTACATCCTTCAAATCATGGAACAACATATACCATTCCAAATTCGGTTACAATTATTCAAAATAACGCGTTCAAAAGTTCTGCTAGTTTAACAAGCATTACAATTCCTAGCAGCGTTGTTAAAATTAATGAAGCATCGTTTTTTGAGTGCACTGGTTTAACAAGTGTTGATATTCCTTCTAGTGTAACAGAAATATTAATGGCGTCGTTTATGGGGTGTGTTAGACTACAAAGCATTGTTATTCCAAATTCATTGATACAAATTAATTGGAATGTGTTTACTAATTGCTACAGTTCGGATTTAGGAACCGGATTAACAAGTGTTCTATTTGACTCAAATAGTTCTGTATCAGTCATTGGAAGAAGTGCGTTCAAGGGTTGTAAACTTTTATCAAGTATTATTATTCCAAAATCAGTTATAACGATCGAAGATAATGCTTTTACACAATGTGAGAGTTTAACAAGTCTCCAATTCGAAGAAACTAGCGCGTTAAACTTAATTGACGAATTTGCGTTTCATTTATGTAATTCTTTACAAAATTTTACTATTCCAAGTAGTGTTACTAAAATTGGTGTTATGTGTTTTGCTGAATGCTCTAATATATCAAGCATTGTAATACCTAATATGGTAACAAGCGTTGATATTGCAGCATTTCATCTAGCAACTGGTTTAACAAGCGCCACAATAGGTTCTAGTGTTACAAGCATTGGTGCTAACGCATTTAATTCTCCTAATTTAACAACCGTAAGATTTTTCGGTAACATACCAACTGGTTCGTTATTTGGAAACGAAAATTTCATAAAGGTCGGCGACACAGTCTTTTACGATGCGGTTGCCGGTGGTGTCAATCCCTCAAATACAACTTCAAATCCAAATGATTTAACTAGTAGGTTTACAACTATTTATCGAAATAGTTACTTTGACGCCAATAATATACAATATATTTATACTCCTGTTACAACTGGATCTAGTGTTGCTAATGTGGTTTCTTCAACTATCGGATCAAACACAGACAATGTGATCACTTCTTTTTCGTTAAATAATAAAACGTATAATGTAACTGGTATTAATAACACAGATGCGAGTAATGTAGATATAACAACAATCACAAATTTCCCTTTACCAATATTCTTAACAAGTATAGCAGCAAACGCATTCAAAGGTTACACAGCTTTAACAAGCATTACAATACCTGCTTCAGTCACAAGCATTGGTGTTAGTGCGTTCGAAGGTTGCACTGCTTTAACAAGTGTTATATTCACACCAACAAGTTCATTGACAACAATTGGTGCGTCAGCATTCAGTGGTTGCACAACTTTAAGCGTTATTGAATTACCTACTTCAGTCATAACCATTGCGGACGATGCCTTTTTATCAAATACTTCTTTAACTAATTTTGTAATTCCTAATTCGGTTACAAGCATTGGTTCTGGATTATTTAAAAGTTGTAGCAATTTGACAAGCGTGACAATTGGAAATTCATTAAAAATATTAAATCAATACGCTTTTGATTTATGTACAAAACTAGCGTCTGTAACGTTTACGGAAACATCATCATTAATAAGTTTGGATCAATATGCGTTTAATAGTTGTTCCTTGTTACAGTCTATAACAATTCCCAATTCAGTTACAAATATTAGTTCGAATGTATTTAATAACTCGGGTTTAACAAGCATTAATATTGGTTCTGGTGTGACATCACTTGATGTTCTTGCGTTTACTACCAGCACCTATTTACAAAATATAAATGTTGATAGCAATAACACAACCTATTCTTCTACGGATGGCATTTTATTCAATAAATCACAAAATACACTTCTTTTCTATTCAAAATCACGCAGTAGTTCGTCTTATACTATTCCCGTTTCTGTAACAAATATAACAAGTAACGCTTTTAATAATCCTTCCAGTTTGACGAGTATTGTTATACTGAGTTCCGTAACAAGCATTCAAAATAGTGCATTTAATTGCTCAAATTTAACAACGGTGCGATTTTTCGGTAACATTCCAACCATTGGAACCAATAATTTCACAAAGATTGTCGACACGGTGTTTTACGATGCGGTTGCCGATGGCGTCAACTCTGCTTCTACAACTTCTAATCCAACTGCCTTAAATGTGTTTAGCACCATTTATCGTAATACTTATTTTGATGAAAACAATGTGAAATATACATATACACCTGTAACCTCTGGAACCGGAGTTGCGACGGCTATTTCATCGTCAATTGGTTTTAGTGAAGTTATCGCGTCTTTTGAATTAAATGGTAAAACATATAATGTTACAAGCATTAGTGGCAGTGAAACACAAAATAACACAAGCATAACAAGCATTATTATTCAAAATACCATTGCTACTATTAGTGATTACGCATTTAAAGATTATACAAATTTAACAAGTGTTACATTTGAAGATGGTTCTATTGTAACCAGTATTGGTAATCAAGCGTTCAAAGGATGTGTTGGACTTAAAAGTATTATTATTCCTAATTCAGTATCAAGTATTGGTTCTAATGTATTTGAGGGTTGCTCTGCTTTATCGAGTGTCACAATTAGTTCTGCTGTAACAGTCATTAGTTCAAGTGCTTTCAAGGGGTGTGGTGCTTTAACCAGCATTACTATTCCTGCCAATGTTTCTGTTATTGGTTCAAATGCGTTCCAAAGCACTGGTTTAAGAAGTGTTACTATTCCAAACACTGTAACAAACACAAACTTAAATACATTCGATAGTTGCGTGTACTTAACGAGTGTTACAATCGGTTCTGGTGTTACTGTTATTGGTCAAAACATGTTTAACGGTTGTGTCGGTTTGTCAAGCGTTACAATCCCTAACTTGGTGACAACAATTGGTTCATCTGTTTTCCAAGGTTGTTCTGCTTTAACCAGCGCTATAATCGGTTCTGGTGTTACCGCCATTGGTAATAGTGCGTTTGATTGCGCAAGTTTACAAACTGTAAGGTTTTTCGGTACCATACCAACCATTGGAACAAGTAATTTCACAAAGGCGGTTGACTTTGTATTTTATAATGCGGTTGTTGGTGGTGTCAACGCTGCTTTTGCTAGTGGCAGCGATCATCCACCTGCTTTAAGTGTGTTTACCAGTAAGTATCGCAATAGTTATTTTGAAAATAACGTGGTCTATATTTATAATTTAACTTCTTCTACTGCTGCTATAAGTGGACCATTTAACCCTGCACTAATACCCGCGAACTTGACATTTTTGTCTAGTTTCGCCTTAAATGGAATCACATATAACGTGACAAGCGTTAATCCTAATGCGTTTAAGGATCGAACGGTTATAAAGAATGTTACAATTCCAGATAGTGTTACAACCATTGGTAATAGCGTGTTTCAAGGTTGCACTGATTTGACAAATATTGTTCTTAGTTCTACACTCAAAACTATCGGCACCAACACATTTAACGGTTGCTTCACTCTACCAGTCATTACAATCCCTAACACTGTCACTAGCATGGGTGCAAGTGCTTTCCAAGGTTGTACAGGTTTAACAAGTGTTGTTATACCCGATTTGATGACAACTCTTAGCGCAAGTCTTTTCCAAGGATGTGTTGGTTTAACAAGTGTTGTTATACCCGATTTGATGACAACTCTTAGTGCAAGTGCTTTCCAAGGTTGTACAGGTTTAACAAGTGTTGTTATACCCGATTTGATGACAACTCTTAGCGCAAGTGTGTTTGAAGGTTGCTCAGGTTTGTCAAGCATTAATATACCTAGTGCCGTGACAAGTCTTGGCGATAATGTATTCAAAGGCACTGGATTAACAATTCTTATTGTTCCTTCTGGTGTTACAAGCATTGGTGCAGGTGCGTTTGACTGCGCGAATTTAACAACTGTAAGATTTTTTGGTAATATACCAACCATTGGAACCAATAATTTCACAAAGATTGTCGACACGGTGTTTTATGACGCGGTTGTCGATGGTGTCAACTCTGCTTTTGCTACTGATGCAACACATCCAACTGCTTTAAATGTGTTTAGCACCATTTATCGTAATACTTATTTTGACTCAAATAATGTACAATATACTTATACCCCAGTTACAACTGGTTCCGGCAATGGGAAAGTTGTAGCGCCAACAATAGGTTCAAACATTGTTCTAAGTTCTTTTATATTAAATGGAAAAACATACAATGTCAATGGAATAAACAACTCTTCTTCACAATCAGACACGACTATTACAACATTTACAATACCATCTTTCGTAACAAGCATTGATGCGGACTCATTCAAAGGTTTTACCAATTTGACATCGATTACAATTCATAACAATGTAATACGTATTGGCGCGGGTGCGTTCGAAAATTGCGTCGGATTACAGAATGTTGATCTTCCTGACTCTATTACAAGCATTGGTGCAAATGCGTTCAAAGGTTCTAATAGTTTGTCAGGTGTCAGCATACCATCTTCAGTAACATTGATTTCGCAAGGTGCATTCCAAAATTGTGTTGCTCTACAAACAGTTTCTATTCCATCTGATATCACAATAATTGATAGTAATGTATTCAGTGGTTGCACTAATTTGACAAGCGTTATATTTTCAATTACTACTGACATTAGCGCGATTGGACCAAATGCGTTTGCTAATTGCACAAGTTTAGTTCAACTAGGAATAAGTTCTGGATCTGCTCGCACCAGACAAATGGCGCGAGCATCGAGTCGTTCATCGCCTCCAGAAGAGACTGTTAATATTCCGGATGGTGTGACAAGTATAGATGAATCCGCATTTAGTGGCGCTTCAAATATTAAAAATGTGGTTATTCCAAATACTGTAACAAATATTGGTCAATTCACATTCCAAAACTGCACTAGTTTAACAAGTGTTGTCTTTACGCCAACAAGCACATTAACTAACATTGGTGCAAGTGCTTTCTTTGGTTGCTCTGCTTTGCCAATTATTTCTATTCCCGCTTCTGTGACAAATATTAATGATAGCGTATTCCAAGGTTGCACTCTTTTAGCAAGTGTTACATTTTTGGGTGCTATACCAACCATTGGCGACAACAATTTTTCGACAAACACAAATGATAAAGTTTATTATTATGCGAACGGTAGTCTAAATTCTAGTTATGTATCAGTAGATCCGGTTAGTTTAACGAGTGCGTTTT